GTATATATTACGATAACTCACCCGTTTATTATATACTAGTTCCTAATTATATCTACTTAAATTTACCCTTTTAGGGTCACCAACATTATATTGATATAATTCAGTATAGCAATCAATATTTTTATCATCTTCTAACCATCTTGTATCAGCATACTGTCTTGCTTTTCTACAAATAGCTTTGTAACGTTTTCTATCTTGTAATGTGGTTTCAATCTGCGCAATCATTTCATCACCAGTTTTAAATTTAATTGTAGCATTTTCATAAGTACATAAATCTTGACAAGCTATTGGTAACCCTAATGCGCATGCTTCAATATATTTTAAATCTGATTTTGCTCTATTAAATGTATTATCTTGCAAAGGTGCTACAACCATATTAACATTTAAATCATATAAACCCTGACCATAATTATAAAGAGTTTTCCATGGGTGAAATTCTACTTTACCGGCACGGATTAAATCAAGTATTGGTAAAGGATGAGCACCTAAAAAGACCCATTGATATTTATCTACCGTTTTTCTTATAACATCATTTACATGGTAGAAATCATCTTTAAACTTAACTCTTTGCTCTACATCAAAATGAGCTCCAGAACCAGCATATAATATTCTAGGTTTACGTTTATTTTTATCATAACTTTCCATTGTTCTATTATGATTTTCAAAATGACCTAACCAAAATTTTGGCATAAAATTAGGTAAAACAGTAACATTTTTATTACCAGTTTTTTCACGATAATAATCTCTCATGAATGGACAAGTAACTGTTATTTCATCACACATTGCCATCATTTCTTGTGCAGATTGTCTAATTTTAGGATCTGTAAATGCATGCTTATATTTGTTATAATCGGGAATATCTTCAGCAAAGCATATATCATCTATCTCATAAATTAATCTAAAATTATTTTTATCTGCTAACTTTCTTAACCATTTTACAAACTCTAGTTGTTGGGGTGTAGCTTGTCTTTGAATCCGGACACTTTTTGCTTGAATATAATATCGTGGATCGATATTCATAACTGTTGTACCGTGCACGACTGCTTTTTGATGAGCATTCATAACTTGCTCAGGCCATATCATTCGCCAATGACCGCACCCAGAATAATCAGCGTAATAATTTAAAAATCGTGGTAAATCTTGTTCTGGAGGCTTTGGTAATAAGTTTTCCTGCTGAATAGGTTTAATAAAATTATTATTAAACGGAGTTGCATTGTTTAACTGAAACGGTTTATTACCTTGAATTATCATATTATTAATTAATCAACAAAATTTACTCTTCTAGTAATGCCATTATGTTTTTCTAAAAATATTACATCACCGTTAGCAGACTTAATACTTTCTTTTCTATGACTTATAACTAAAACACATTCATTATATTTTTCAACCCGTTCATTTAATATCTCTAATACCAAATCTACACCTTTTTCATCTAAACTGCTATCAAATAATTCATCATAAAAACTAATATTATAATATACATCACCTTGGGATTTTCTCATATCCATAAAAGAAAATAAACAAGCTAAGTCAATAGCTTTTCTCTCAGCACCTGAAAAGTTATTATATAAACATATTTTACCTTTTTCATTTACTATCTCTTCTTCAAAATATTCATTAAACACGCAAACACAATTACTATCTAATTTTTTTAAAAAATGAGTTAATTTACCGTTAAAATGAGATAATATCTTTTTAACAATAAAGCTTTTAACACCTTCTTCACTTACAACAAACTTCACCACATCCATTAGATTGATAATTTTTTTAAGCGTATCAATTTCTACTTTAATATTAGTAATTTTAGTTTCTAATTCCGATACTACTGTTGAAAAAGTATTTGTTTCGTTTTTAGTATTTTCAATTTCTTCTTTAATTTCGGTTATACATTTTTTTATATAAACAATTGAAGATTGAATATGATTTTTGCTATATTTTTTATTACCAATTTCAGTAATTTTATTATTAATAATTCTTATTGCTGAATTTATTTTAGATATTTCAACGTTTAATTCTTCAATTCTTTTTATGCATGCTTCGACACCTTCTTTTTCACCTACTAAAAATTTACGTATATTTTCTTTTTCTTCTTCTATTTTTTGTTTATCATGATCTTCAATAGGTCTCAAACAAACAGGGCAAGTATCTTCTTCAGTACCTAATTTTTTAAGAATCTCAGCATTAGTTTTTATTATTTGTTTTTGCTCAATACATTGATGATTTGCATATTCTTTTGCATCATTACTTTCATTTAATTTATTTTCTAATTCTAATAATTTATCTTTATAAAGTTGATCGTCTAACGCTTCTATTTCAGATAGTTTATTTTCAGCTTCTTCTAGATCTGTTTGATGACCTTTTATTACGTTTTTTAAATTAGATAATTTTAGATCCCTATCATTATTAAAATTGTCCCGGTGATCTTTTTGTGTATTAAGATAATTATTTGTTTCTTCTAGACGAGTTATTTCAATATCAAAACTTTTTTTCACTTCATTATATTCATTGCGCAACTCTCCAAGCATTTTACTGAATATTTCTAAGTTAAAAATCTGTTCAATAAATTTTCTCTTTTCCGTTTTACTCTTACCCATAAATGGTACGTGGTTATTAAGAGTCATAATAACACAATTTTGAAATATTTCAGGGGTGGAAGAAAGAACTATATTAATATATTCATTTGTATTGACAATACTATCTCTAGTTTTATCGATACCATTTTTATAGACGTATACTTTACTCGGATTTAAAGTACGTACAATATCAAATTCATTAATACCATGCTTCGGATCATCAACAGTAAATGATAATTGTACCTCACAGGTACCTGAAGTAAGGTTATTAGCTATAAAATTTTTCTTAATATCTCTTAAAGTCTGACCAAATATAGCAAAATATAAAGCATCAGCAATAGTACTTTTACCAACACCGTTTCTTCTATCTTCTTTATCTCTATTAATACCTGTTACGATATGCAAACCTTTTTCAAAATTTACCACTACATTTTCTTCCCCAATAGATAAAAAATTCTTAATTTTTAATTCTTTAAAGCTTACGTATTTCATTTTACTCTTTCATATAATGATTGGGAATAATTTATAACATCTCTTTTATTTTCAATATCTAACATATTAACAAACTCTTCAATTGCATGTTTTATATCAACACCTGATAAATCATAATCCTGATCGTTTTCTATTTTAAGTTTATTATAATTTACATCATAATCAATTCTTAATTCAACTGGTTTATACGTTGTAAGTTTAGTAACTAAAGCATCTAAATGATCACTGCTAATATTTTTATCAATAATTAATTTAATTATATTACCAGGTAATGATTCTTTAAAAACATTATCAACATCTGTAATATTGATAAGCTTAGATAAAATAATTTTTATATGTTTCGGTGTTATATTATTTTCAAAAAATTCATAAGATAAATTATCTAAATCTAGTACATAATAACCTTTTGTTTGTAAAGTATCACCGAAATCCATTTCGTAAGGATTACCAACATAAACAATTGAACTGTTTTGCTTTTTATAATGTTTTTCATCTCTTGCATGAAAATGCCCGGTAAAAATTAATTTTGATTTTTCAACTAATATATCTGGATCATCTCCATGATCACAAATTTTAAACATATTCATTTTAAAATTTTCCAATTCAAAATGACCAAAAATAATGTCACTATTTGGTATATCATTTATTTGAGTACCCCAAGGACAAAATGAAATTTTTCTACCTTTATAGTCTACAGTTGCAAGTTTATCGTAAACTGTTAAATTACTATAACCTTTTAAAATACTTAAACTATTAATTTCTGATGTATCTTTATACCATGCATCATGGTTACCGGTTATCATAGTAATATTAAAGTCTTTAAACTTATCTAATATATCCTTAGCGAAATTTAATGTCTTAACTGATATTTCATCTCTATAATGGAAAAAATCACCGCAAAATATAATATCAGTAATATTTTTATTTTTAAGTTCTTTGATATACCAATCAGACCATTTATTAGCTACACCAAGCCAGAAGTCATTATTCTGGTGAACACCTAAATGTATATCAGAAAATAAAGCTACTTTAGTCATTATCAAAATCAGACTCGTCACTCATTGGTTTTATATAAACTCGTCCATCAGTAGAATCTAGCATTTCTTGCTCATAAATCTTTTCTTTATATTCAGTCAACGTTTGGGTATGTTTTTTCTCCTTTTTAATTCTATTAATAAAAGCGTGAAACGCAATTGTGGTGAAGTATGAAAATGGGTTATACTCTGATTCTATATCAAATTTTTTATTGGTAACTGCAGTGTACATTTTTACTAAAGCATCTCCTACCATTTCATCTCGATATGTATAGTTTATAAAATTAGATGAATAACTTAATCCATGAGCGATCTTATGAATCATATCTGCAAGTTCTCTAGAACAATTTTCATTTTCATAATATTTTATTAATTCAGCTTTTAATTCGCGTGGATCAACATAGTACTCTGTTTTTTTAGGTTTCGGCCCCCTCCGTTTACCAGTAGTTTTTTTAGTATTAGCCATAAAACAATTATAATATAATAAATTTATTTTTCAACTATATCTGTCAATGTAAAATTTATTTTCTCGGACTTATAAATTTCTTTTCTTTTATCACCGTGTCTGATACCATACCTCAGCTGATCGCAAATATCAATAATTAAAAGTTTATCTTTACTCTTATGCAATCTCAAACCACGACCGATAGATTGAATAGTTCTAATAAAACTCTTACCACCAGAAGCAAACATAATCATATGAATATTTTTAATATTAATACCGGTACTAAAAATTGAACTCATAGCAATACAAATAACGTTACTGCTAGTTTCCATTATTTTTTTAATTTCATCTCTAGTTTCCACTTCAACTTCACCTTTAACAAAAAAGACTTGTTTATTTTTACTCTGTGATAATTTATCATATAATGCATCCCCATGTGCCAAGTGATTAACTAATATCAATGAGTTATTATTGAATTTATTACAAATATTACCGATAACATTATTTCTAAAATCGTTGGTATATATAAAATCTAACTCAGTTTTAAAATTATTACCACCAGATATATATAACGGTTTATCATTATACTTCACGTTTATAACTTTAACGTCTACGTTAGTTAAATAACTCTCTAACCTAAGTTCATAACTATCCTTATCGTATATAACTTTACCTAGTTTACCTAAGATATTCCATTCATCTGGCTTATTATCTGGTAAAGTACCAGTCAATCCAAATTTATTATTTGTATTAATCTGGTTAACCATTTTACTTATTTTGTTCGATTTTTTAATAGTATGACATTCATCAACAACCAAGGTATCGACATATTTTATCCAGTCATTATCTTCAAACTTACTCTGTAAAATACCTCTATTGGCTATGATACAGTTAGCAGTTAAATCAGGTTTTATTTTACCTGTCCATCTTGTAAATTTAAATTTAACATTATATTCATCAAAATCATTATACGTCTGATTTACAAGACCTAAATCAGGTACAATAATCAATATTTTTATTTTCGGGTTATCTTCATATAAACTCATTAATAACGAAGCAATGGTTAGAGTTTTACCACCACCGGTACCTAATTTTATAATACCTCTACCGAATTTTAATGCATTTTCAACAGAGGTTAATTGATAATCTCTAAGAGAGTATTTTAATAAATTATATACAGAGTGATATTTATAATTACTAGGTTTGACAATTTCCAATACATCATTATCTATATCAATTTTTTCATCAGTTAATTCTAACTTTATATATGTTAAAATATCAAAAAATAATCCCGGTTCAAATAAACCTGTTGGTGTAATACAATATATACGAGGATTTGAGTAAAATCTTGCTCTTCCACGCAGTCTAAATCTAGCAGTATCATCTTTAACACTAAAATATTCTCTAATATCGTCCAACTTATCAGTAATTAAACGTATTTTATTTTTTTCTAATACAAACTTCATTACAGTTGTTCCATCTTCATTATTTCAATAATATTTTTTATATCAAAACCCAATGCACTGAAAGTCTTTTCAGTTTTTTCAAGAAATTCAATAATTAATTCTTCATTATTTATTTTTTCAGATATCTCTAACATTTTTTCGTGACGATAACTTGCTTTTTCAGCTACAGGTATAGTAACTTTTACCGGGCTTTCTTCTATAATTTTTTTAACTACATCCTTTTTAATAAGATCTCTTTTTTGTCTTAATGTTATAAGATTTTTTTTATGTCTAATAAGTTTTGAAACCCAATAATGTTTACGTGCTGGGGTTTTCATCGATGAATCTTTAAGATTAAATTCATTTATTTGTAAATCTTTTTCTATTTCATCTATATATTGATCTAATAAACTCACGTATTAATTATAAATACTAATATGAAGAAAACAACTTTATTTGAAAAAGCATTTAAAAAATCTTTAAACGTGAGAAAAAATAGTCAAGGATTAATGGGTTCAAAGACCCGAGTGCATAAAGATAAGAAAAAGGAATCATCTAAAACGGAAGGTAGAAAAAAAGTAGATGAAGAAGATGAAAATACTGTCGGTGGTGGGGCTTTAGGACCTACAGCAGCTGCAGGTTATGGTACAACAGTAAGTGGTACACCCGGTACTGATGCATACGCTCCAGGTGATTTTAGAAGACCTATAGCCTTAGGTGCAATGTATTCAAGAAAAGGTAAAGTAGGTAAGAACAAGAAAAAAACTAGAAAATCCAAAAATAAAAAGTAAATATCTTAATGGATACAGGCATTTGGAAAATTTACCAAGCTATACCGGAAGATGCTTTCGGTTTTATCTATGAAATTGTCAATACAACCAACGGTAAAAAATATATCGGTAAAAAGCAAATGATACGAAAAATTAGACGCAACCCTTTAAAAGGTAAAAAGCGTAAACGTATTGATTTTGTTGAAAGTGACTGGAAAACATATACAGGTTCATCAGATGCTCTTAATATAGATATAGCTACATTAGGTATGGATAAATTTATTTTTAAAATTTTAAAATTTTGCAATAGTAAGTTTGAACTATCTTATTTTGAAGCTAAAATGCAATTCGAGAAAGATGTTTTATTAAGTGAAGATTATTATAATGGTATCATAAACTGTAGAATAGGAAAGGCACCTAAACTTTTTCTGGAACAGTATTATAATAATAGAAATGATGGCTGATTTACATATAGAGAATTATGATTTTACTATAATTGACTTCAATGAGTTATTAATAAACGATATTCAACCTCAAATAATAAATTCTCTACACGAATTTAATTTATTAGACAAAAGTATTAATAATTCACAAGTTAAAAAGTTTATATATCATTATACTATATATGGTATATGTAATAAATTATTAGATTGTAATAATAAATCTATAGTCTATTTTAATAATACTCAGTTAGATGATTGTGAATTAACAAAATATTATACTGAAAAAGATATTTTAACATTTTTTACAAACTTTTTACGTAAAGTTGATAAAATATTACCTGTAAAAAT